ATGCACGCAATGCTTTGGAGAATGCTGAAACATCTGCAATTGGTAGAGCATTAGCAAACTTTAATTTTGCACCTAAAGGCAAACGACCAAGCCGGGAAGAAATGGTTAAAGCCAATGTTATGGAATCACTTGGTGCAAGCGAAGTGCCTTATATTGAAAAACCAATTACTTATCTGAAGCCTCGTCGGGTTGCGACTCCAAAGATGTCTGGTTGGTTACAACGCGAACTGGCAAAGCACTTAAAAGATACCAATCAACAAAATGCTTTTGTTCAATTTGCATCAAGGCGTAAAGATGCTCAGATCGTCCCGGAATCGAATATGACATTTGAAGAAGTAAAGCCCCTTTTGGATGACATACAATCAGGCCATCTTGTTGATAACATTACAGCATGGCAACAGGGAATACCAAAGAGTCATGAAACAGCAGAGATGCTGGCTTCAGGCGCAGAGGATGATCCATGGACTTCTCCGGCATTTTGATGTATATGACATTACTAACCACACCAAAAGATTTACCAGCCGATTGGAAAGCAATCGCAATGTGTGAATCTTCATTAAATCCCAAAGCAATCTCACCAACAGGCAAGTACATGGGATTGTTTCAATTCTCGCAAGCATCATGGGAATTTGTGGGACAACAAGGCAAACCACATGAAGCCAATTGGGTAATCCAATACAAGGCTGCACGCGATTTGCACAAAATACAAGGCTGGAAAGCCTGGCCTACCTGCGCAAAGAAGATAGGACTGATATGACATTTATGGAACTTATGAATACAGCCACAACAGTGGCACACGCAATACTCATAGCATTAGGACTTACATTCCTGGTCATGTGGGGTGTTGCATTATCTGTCAAACGAACATTCAAAGTAGATGCTAAAAACGACAGATTCAAATACTGGACAATGCGTTGCGATATATGCAAACTTGAATTGTACGGATCATCACAAGTGAGCCTAAACAAAACATTTAACTGGCATGCAATTAACAAACATCCGGATGCACAATGAACAAAAACTACACACCACACGATTACAAGTTTGCTAAAGCCTTACAAGAAGCAATAGCACAAGATGTGGAAAACAAAAAAGATTTGTTCACTAATCCACAAGATGCTGAAACAGCCAAAAGAATCATCAGGAGACAAGTATGAAGCAAAGAGATTATGTAGGTGTTAATGCTAGGCATCAATCAATTGTTGCATCAATGGACAAACTGATCGCCAGGTGCATAAATTGTGGTAACTGGACATTCAACAAAAAGCATTGCAGCATATGTCACAAGATCATTACAGGTAAAAAATGACAACAACACAGAAACTAGTATTCCTGGCAATTTACACACTAATTATGATTTGGGCATTTAGACAATGACCACATACATCTGGTGCAAAGAATGCTATAAACTTATTGCCAAAGAATTACTGCATGAAGAATGCGATCCTCAAGTACCAGTCGTACCTGAAGAAGTAAAGAAAAGCATGGGATTGTAAATGAGTGCAAAACTGGTTGGTTGGGCATTAGAACAAGAGGGCTTAGAACCACAAGAAAAACTATTATTGGTAATACTTGCTGATCACTTCAATGACAAAGAGGGCGCAGCATGGGCAGGCCAAGCACGCATAGCAAAGATGATGGGTGTAAGTGACAGACAGGTCAGAAGATTACAGGTAAGCCTGGTTGAAAAAGGACTACTAAATGTAGAACTTAGATCAGGTCAATCAAACATGTACAGAATGGTTACCCCGGACGTATTGTCCTACCCCTCCGGACAGTACAGTCCTACCACCCCGGACACTGCTGTCCTACATAACTCTTATAGAACTCTTAATGAACGTTACTCGGACAAATCTAAACCAACACAAATACCAGACAAATATGTTATGCCAATAGACGATTCAGTTGATCCACAAACAGCAGTCACATACATCAAAGACATTAAAAAGAAACTAAGGAAGCATACATGACATACACATACAAATACAAACACATGCGCATACTGTGGACAACCAGGAAACCAAATAGATCACATAATCCCAATAAGCAAAGGAGGAGAAGATCACGAAACAAATATGGTAGTTGCATGTGCTACATGCAATGCATCAAAGAAAAACCAAGATGCACAAAAGTTTCAAGAAAAAAGATATACAAAGCGTTTTTTAGCGGCCAATCCAACACGCACACACTCCTTAGTCTCCTTATCCCCGAGGGATTTTGGAGTCTTTGAAGCACCATTATTTGAGGAGAAACAAACAGGATGAAACAAGATAATCAAAGAATTTTGCCTGCTTTAAGTAGATCAATTGATTTTGCACAGGAATCAGGTTGGATTACTGAGGCTGATTTGGGTGGCGTTGCAATGATGATGACTTACGCTGGCTTGATGGACAATTCAGATCAACACGATCCAATGATTGTTAAGTGGGGTGCTGAACTTACTAAGTTGATGGACAAATATGGCTTGACATTGTTTGGCCGTAATGAAACACCACAAGTTGTCGAGGGGGGTTCACCAATTGACTCAATCATTGCTGGTCGGAAGTCCAGTCCCGAGAATCTCGACCATTCAAACACAAAACCAAACTAAAGGCAACGAAATTGTTGAACTTGCAAAACAAATGGGCATGCCTTTGTTGCCTTGGCAAGAATATGTTATCAATGATGGTTGCAAGATTAAAGACAATGGTGAATTTGTAAGTAAGACCAATTTGCTGATTATTGCAAGACAGAATGGCAAAACTACCCTTACAAAGTTTCGCATCCTTGCCGGGTTATTCCTTTGGGATGAACAATTACAAATTGCCACTGCACAGAATCGTGATGTTGCTTTGGAAACATTCAGATCAGTTGTTGAAATGATTGATGGGTTCAGTTGGCTTAGCAATAAAGTCAAAGCAGTAACTAGGGCTAATGGTCGTGAAGAAATTGAACTTAAAGGTGGACAAAGATTTAAGATTGTTGCTGCAATGCCTGGAAGTGCTAGAGGATTATCAGCGAACACTGTCTACATAGACGAAGCCCGAATGCACAAAACAACAGATGCCTTTGCTGCACTTGCCTACACAATGCAAGCATCAAAGAATCCATCAATGTGGGTCACTTCAAATGCTGGAGACATAACATCAACACTTCTCAACCAATTAAGAGCCAGGGCATTACACAAAATTGACAACAACACAGAAGATGACATTGCCTACTGGGAATGGTCAGCAGAACCAGGACTTAAACTTTCAGATCGTAAAGGATGGGTGCAAGCAAACCCTGCACTTGGTCACACCATTACAGAAAACACTTTGCAATCAAGAATGAACGACAATCCAAACATTATTGCCACCGAAATGCTCTGTCAGTGGGTTGATGTAATTCAAAGCCCTTGGAGTGCCGGAGATTGGAACGCATGCCAGCAATCAAACCTCAAGCTGAGCCCAGACCGACCAACTTGGATTGGTGTTGAAATATCACCAGACCGAACAGGCTTTGCAATTGTAGGATCACAAATCTTAGATGACAAATCAATTGCAGTTGCTTTGATGGACTTACAAAATCAAGAAAATGCTATTGATGATTTGAAGATTGCTGATCATGTAGCACAATGGTCAAAAAAATACAACGCTGAAGCAATCATCTTAAACAAATTCAGTGGTGACAGTGTTGCAGCAAAACTTCGGATGGCGAGCATCCATTCTGAAATCATTACAGGTGCAAAGTACTACCAGGCTTGTGATGAAACCCTAGGTGCAATGGCAGGGGCGCGCATAACCCATGCAGGTCAGCCGGAACTGACTGCCTCTGTCAATGCATGTATTAAGAAAACAACTGAAGCCGGATCATGGTATGTGTCAAGACGAAAGAACTCAACAGCAGCAATTGCAATGATGCTGGCAATACATAAAGCCACTGAAAGACAACATTCTGGCGAATTTGAAATACTAGTGTCATAAAGTAACACGCCAAGCAATCGTTAGTGTATGATATAAGCAACAACTATGAGATAATTGCGAGACTATGGGCATATTCACAAAATACATTCAGCCACAACTTAAGGCAGCAATTGCACCATACACTTTCCCAGATAAACCACTGTCAGTTTGGTCACCAGGCTTTGATGGTGTCACATCAACATTTGCAACAAGACGCGAAGCATTAAGTGTTCCAGCAATCGCGCGTGGCACAAACATAATTAAAGGCACAGCAGGATCACTTAAACTTCATGTTAAAAGAGAATTTGACAAATCACTTGTTGAACCAACACCAGCGTTAATTAAAAACCCAGACCCAAGAATGCCAACTGCCGTTGTGATGGGTATGACAACAGAAAATCTTTTGTTCCATGGTGTTGCATATTGGCAAATCAGAGAACTTGATGAAGTAACTGGCAGACCATCAAAAATTCAATGGATTGATGCACCAAGAGTTTCACAAGTACTTGATTCAACTGGTGAAATAGTTATCGGTTACCAACTTGAAGCACAAAGACTTCCAGACTCCGGTGTTGGATCACTAATTCAATTTACTGGTATTGATCCAGATGGAATCTTGAATCGTGGTGGCAGAACAATTAGAACTGCTGCTGCATTAGAACGCGCAGTGTTTAATTATGCTGAAACACCTGCACCATCAGTTGTGCTGAAAGCAAATGTGCCAATGGATTCAAATAAAGCAACAGCATTGCTAAGTGCATGGAAACAAGCACGCCAAACTAAAGGAACAGCATTCCTTTCAGACAATGTTGATATGCAACAAATCGGATTTTCAAGTGCAGATTTGCAGATGACAGAGGCAAGAGAATACCTTGCGAAAGAATGCGCCAGGTTAATGAACATCCCATCCTATTACTTGGATGCAGCAACAAACTCAATGACTTACTCAAATGTTACTGCTGAACGCAGAGCCCTTTTGGATTTCTCACTACGACCATTATTAACAGCAATTGAACAACGCCTATCAATGGATGATGTGACAGTGCGTGGACAATATGTTGAATTTGATTTGGATGACTTCTTACGAGGCGATCCATTAACAAGAGCAGATGTGTATTCCAAGTTAATTCCTCTTGGAGTGCTAACAGTAGAAGAAGCCCGAGAAGAAGAAGATTTGGTGAGATAATGGAAATTAAATTTAATAGCGACATATTAACAGCAAACACATCCAAACGAGAAATCACTGGAATCATTGTTCCATTTGGAAAACCTGGCTTAACTAATTTTGGCAAGGTTGTATTTGAACAAGGATCATTGAAACTTGGCGAAGATGTGAAATTGTATGAAGATCATGACATGAACAAAGTTCGTGGAAGAATGATTGACCACGAAGTCACACCAATTGGAATCATTGGCAAATTCAAAGTTGCTAGAACTTCAGCCGGTGAT